CCCATTTCGAAGCTCAGCGAAACCAGCCGAGCCTTCCTCGATCAGGTCACTCGTGGCCGAAGCAAGAACAACGACGAGACGCCGAAGCGCGTGCCGAAATACAGCAAGTCGGCGCAAAGCGGCGCTCCGAGTTTCGCCGGTATGCCAGCCTCAGTCCGCAACAGAAAGCGTGTTGCAAGGGACAAAGCTGGAAAGGAAAAGCAGGAGCCATACACCGACACGTCATCGACGAACCCTCAGCCGGTGACACCGCCACGCGGGGTCGATGAGCGACCTGATCGGGCTCCTCCTCCGACGACTCCACAGAGGTAGTATGGCTGGACCCAACATCTACGATCCGAATCTAGATATCTGGCCCGATCTCAAAGCCGGACGTATCACTCTCAACCCGGTTCGGATCGGGATGGATCGGTACACCGGGAAGATGTTGACTGGGTGGAATCATGTCATCCAGTCGATGCTGTTGATTTTCTCGACTCGGTATCACGAGAGGGTTCTTCGTAGATGGGCCGGTTCATTTGTGCCGCACCTCATCGGGGAAAACGCTACGGAAACTACGATCACTCGCTTCTACTGGGCAATCTCCACAGGCATCGATCTGTGGGAGCCGTGTTACAGCATTCAGCGAGTGAGGGTCGGGCAGAGGTCTGACGGTTCGATCTTGACTTCTGCGGAAGAACTGAGAACAGGTCACCTAACGACCTCGATGGAGGGGACCTACCGGCCGCGAGGGCATCTAGGAAACGACTCACCAGAAGAACGAAGGCCGGTCGGTCTCGTCAGCCGAGGCTACAATATCTGGGAACGTCAAGCAGGACTGGTGGCTGGCGCACCCGCCTACGGAATGGGAACTACTCCAGGTTCAGTCGAAGGGATTTAAACATAATGGCTGACGGCGGGCAGGCTCTTACCGACAGACTGACTGAGCGTATTTCTATTCTGCTTCCAGAGAACCTCCAGCGCATGGAGGTTCTGGAAGATCTCGATGCGGAAACTATCCTTGCGCAAAGGATGCAGCGGCTCAAGCAACTATGGTCTGAATATGATCCACCGTCAGCGGCACAATACGACGTCGAGAATCTTGAGTTTGACCCGATCAAGATCAACCAAGAAGTATGCACATATTTTGAATTACTGCTTCGTGACCGCGTCAACCAAGCTGCGCGTTCTATCACGTTGGCTTATGCCATCGGCACTGATCTCGACGCTATCGCCTCGCGCTATCCCGGCGGTGTCCCGCGTCTCCCCGGTGAAAGCGACGACCGATATCGAAGACGAATCTGGCTATCGCCGAATACCCTATCCCCGCATGGCACCGCGGAAGCCTATGAGTTCTGGGCGCTGACTGCGCTGCCGGTGCTGCGCGACGTCACGGCGACTCGGTCTGTTCTGTACGACTACTATCCGACGATCGTTATCACTTGCCTGATGGGACTCGACAGCGACAACCCGAGTCCGACCCAAGAACAACTCGTTCAGGTTCGAGCCTACATCCAGAATCTTTCACGTCAAGGATTCACGGATGTTATCTCAATCTCCGGCCCGAAGGTGAAGGAGACAGCCTACAAGATCGCGGTGTGGCTGTATCCTGGAACCGTTCCTGAGCAGGCGATGGCTAGGATCAATGCAAATCTTCAGAAGCTGGTCGAGGCACAGTATTGGCTCGGTCATGATCATACGCACACGGCCATTCATTCGGCATGTTCGATCTCAGGAGTTCATCATGTCGATATCCTCGAGCCTACGGAGAACATCTACATTCCGTCTGACTGGGTGGTCAAGGTGACCGGCATAACTACGACCATGGCTGGTCGCGCCGTATGAGCGACGGAGAGATCATCAAGGCTCCAGGAGCCAAACTTATTTATCGAGCTGCGTCGGGCCTCGAGAAGGCGATGGCCGACGTCGATGGTGAGCGGCTGATTGTCATGAATGCCGAGATCATTCATGATCAGTGGGATCCATACGCAATCAGCTATAACAATCTGCCGTATCTCGCCTATGCCATGGGTGTCCTGCTCTGGGAAGAAGGCTGGAGTGAAAGCACCCAGAGGGAATGGACTGCTAAACAGTTCGAGTACAAAAGTCTGCGCGGCACGCAGGCTGGCATCGAGATGGCGCTGCACTACAGCGGTCGAGATTTCGTCGGTCCGCAAGGTTATGAATTGGTGCAGGCGATCCGACCGCCGCAAGCGTTCTTCGCTTCGCCATCGCTGAGCAAGGAGGAATACGATTTCTGGATACACTTAATGCCGGAACTGCGGATTACCTTCTATGAAGGAATCGGGTGGGATGGCGTCGATGTTCTCTACGTTCAGGACGGCGGGGTCAACGACTTCGTAGGGCTTGATGACGGTGAGGCGCTGCACGGTCGGAAGGCTTTCCTGCGAGTCAAAGGCAAGGAAGATATTCCGTTACAGATTTACACCTTCACCAAGGAAATCAACGGTGTCGGCTCTGTAGACTTCGAGCGTGTCGCTATCCCGGGACTGGCTGGTCCAGCCTTCACGACCGAAGACTTTATCAATGATGAGCAGTTCGTGTGCGCCGAAACCTTGGTGCCGAAGCTGATCACGATCCGTATCGACGGGAGCTACAGCCATGAACTGTCGCAACTGCATCTCGACACTGTGCTGCCAGGACTTGACCCGATCGATGTTCGCTACGAGCGCACGTCGGATATCGGATGGGGCAATTCGTTTTTCTTTGTTGGAGATTGGGCGGACTCGCGAAATCTGCTGCCGCCGCCAGAACCAGAAATCAATCCGCTTATCATACTTCCGCCAAACGAACCACGTCCCTATCAGCCTGTCGTTTTCTACGCGGATGCGGGGTACGATGCGGCGAGGATGCTAGCTGATCGCGTCTTTCTCTACGACCCGGACATCGTCGCCACCATCACAGGAGGCATCTCATTTGTCGGGGTTGACTACGTGAGTTGGCCAGCCTATACGGCCGACGTCATGATCGACCTCAACGACGTGGACGACGTGTTCAGTTGGTTCGCCGACGAGGGCTATACGGTGGACGACAATTACTTCTCGAGCACCGTCCAGCTTCAGGACTTCGATCGGAGCAACCGCGCCGTCGTTGTTTCTCAAGCTATGCGTGATAGAGTTCGAGTTGCCTATGACCCGACGCGTTTGATCGAATTGAGAGAGCGCGCTTTCGCAGAGACGACAGTGGATCAGCAAGTCACGAACTTGCTCTAGGAGAGGTACACACTCATGGAACGTAAGGTCAATATCCAAGACTGGCAGAAGGTTACGGTCGAGGACTTCAACAACTTCGGCTTGTTCCCGCGCTACTCGTTCGACCATATCGTCGGCGATGTTCTGATCCCTGCCATGGCCTTCACGGGCTTCACGACAGTGCAGACCGCTCCGGCTGTGGTGACGGTTGGCAACGGAAGACTTTATCACGCAGGTCATGTGTTCTACAACGACAACGAAGGCGGCTCGTCGATTGATCTGCTCGGCGTGCTGCCGGTGGTCACGCGGCGTTATGTCGGCATCGTTGTCTGGGGCCAAGAAATCGAAACGGATACCGAACCGCGAACATTCTTAACTGATCCGGTAACACGCGCGACCGTGGCTCGTGTTGTTTCAACGGAGAACCGACGGTGGGCCAACGTCTCATCGGTGGTCGGTGCAGAAGGTCCAGATCCGCAGCCGCCGACAGTGGCGTCGAATGTGCTGGCAGTGGCGTGGATATTGCTCGACTCTACCGGGATCATCTCGATCACGATGGTCGAGGAAAACCGCGCGCCGAACCTTGCTGACCTCGATGCCAGGATGAACGAGAACGATGCGTGGCGTCTTCGCACTGCATCGCGGCTTGACACCTTGGCCACCGACATCGCGGCGTTGCAGTCTCGCTTGAACGGTACGGCGACAATGCGCTTTGTGATGAAGATAGCTGCCGATGTTGCGCGGGTCAAAGAGAAGACTGGTCTGCCGGATAACTATACATTCTGGGGCGCCGATCACTTCCTGACTGATGACGAGTCTGACAAGACGCACATTGATTATCTCGCCAAGGTGGAAGAGGGTATCAGGTTCCCCTTCGCTGCGCAGCGCGACTCGCAGATGGGTTTGCTCAACCCGATGGACCCGGCGGTGTTCAACCAAGCGAACTTCGTTCTGCCTGCTTATGATCAGGTGTCGCGGCTTGAGGTCCTTGGGCAGGACAGTGAAATCTCGATATCACAGTATCAGTTCCAGACTATCTCGTGGGAACTTTGCACCAAGACCCGCACGCGCATCCGGTGGGGTTGCGCCTTCTACGTCTGCCAGAACGGGACTTGGTGGTGGGCACCAAGCGGACGTGACTGGATCACGTCGATTCAATCTCCAGGCAACGACGGTGGCATCGGTGGCTATACCGGCATGTCACCGAATACCGACCTGATCTACGACCCGATCAGAAATATCCTAACTCGAGGTGCGGAGACGTTCCAGATCTTGGATGTGCAGGACAATCCCGGCCATACCATTGTTCGGCTGGTGCAGTTCTGGGTTGACGAGATCGTTGACTCATATTACTGGCGACAAATCGTCACTGTCGAAGGACTGAGTGGATCGGTCATCGCACAGACCTTCCTCAACTCACAGGGCGGCTGGCTCACATCAGTCGACCTGTTCTTCACACGTATTGCCACGACTGGCGACGTTCACGTGATGATCTGCGAGTGCAACAACGTCGGCGCGCCGGACTATCAGCGGGTGATCGGCCGCTCGACTATCGCACCGGGATACATGCGCACGCCGCCGAACCACACTCGCGTCGAATTTCTTCCGACATACTTGGCAAAGGGTGCGCGCTATGCTGTCGTGATGCAGACTCCGGGCAATCACTTTGTTGCCTTGGTGCATAATAACAAGTTTGCGCAAGGCTCGTTGTTCACGTCGACAGATGGTGCGTGGGCTGCCGGCGATCTAACAAGAGACATGGCATTCCGGCTCAACTTTGCCAAGTTCAGGACGAACCGATGCACAGTGCAGTTGATTCCGCTTGAGTTGCAAAACGGCATTGCCACTATCGACCTGAACTATGATTCAACGAAGCCGCCTGGAACCTCGATCACGTTCGAGGTGCAGCCCAGCGGCAGCAGCGAGTGGAAGCCGCTTGGCTACTATCAGACCAATCCACTCAACGCATTGCCACCTCTGCTTCAGTTCCGTGTCACCTTCGTCGGCACTACCGACGAGATGCCCGGTATCGGGGTGGCATCCAACAGTCGTTCGTTGACTGAACGCCCACGCAAAGACTTCCGGCATGTGTCCACGGCGAGAACGATGCCAGTGGGTCAGCCAGTCAACACGGTCTACGTAGACTTCAGGTTGGAGTCGTGGCGTGGCGCGCCATATCATACGTTCTTGCCGAGGCTGCTGACCGGTGCCAGCTATGTCTCGGTGCGAACACCGTCGTTGATTGAGAACGAAGTTGATCCAGACGACCCAACGACGCTGATCATGCGTTGCACTTGGAATCTGGCGGCGCTCGGCGGCGCGCCGCTTACTGCCTACAAGATCAGGTGCGAGGGCACCAGCGACAACGAGCTTGCCAACTATCATGTCGGCGAGCGGATCGACGTCGGCGTATTCATCTAACAAGGAGCCAACATGGCCACGGATAAATATCCTAATCGAAATGTCAACGTGCCGTACAGCGAAGCCGATCTTCAGGCTGCTCGTGCGCGCATGGCTCCAGCTCGAACTGAGCCATCATATTCTCCAACACCGTCAGACGGCAAAGGCTCGCGGCGGCAAGTCGCGCAAGGTGTCACGATCGACGATCGAGTAATCATACAAGGAGGCCCTTCATCTCCGTCAGAAGATTCACCTCCGGACTGGAAGGAAGGAAGGGCGACACCGCCTGCCAGCTATGATCCTCTCAAGGTCTATGAAATCAAACTCGGCAAAGGCATCGTGTTCGCAGGGCGCATGCTTTCTCCTGGCAAGTCCTATCAAATGACAGGTGAGGCTTGCACCGAAGTCAGCGCAGCGGTGATCGACGCTGTTGAGCTTGGTGAGATTCCAGTTGATCCAGATGCGCAGCCAAGCAGCAGAGCAATTGAATTCAAAGGTTAAATCACCATGGCACTGAAGCGACTCGATGAAGAGTTCGACCTCAAGCCGGGCACGCAGCTTCTGCCATATATGCAGAGGCTGTTGCCATCACTGGAGGGCCGATTCCAATCATTGGAGTCGGAGCAGGATATTGTCAAGCAGCTGACAGAAGAAATCCGCGCTGCAGCATTGATGCGGATGAACGAGATATTGATACCGGCAACTGAAGATATCATAGCCGTCACCAAGCTCGGCTTCCTGCTCGGTCCGGTCTCGACACCGTACAAGATGGTCATGGGCTACATGGCGATCTTTATCGATGAAGGTCCGCAGCGCAACAGCTTCACGCCGTCACCATACTTGATCGTTGAACACTCTGTGAATGATTATGCCATCGCACGATTGATTGGCTATCATCAAGACGATGGCTTGCTTGAAATGGAAGTCACTGCGATACACGGCAACGCTGGACCGCATGATAGTTGGATGGTCTCGTCAACACCGGGCATGGCAGACTCGACCAAGATTTATCACGATGAAATTGCTCCGATGCACACCGAGGTCGTAGCGGACCACGCTGAGGTTGTGACATTGCACGCCGAAATCATGCAGGCTGCAGAAGACTTGGCAGAATCCGGGCTTGATCTGACATCTTACGTTCGCAAGGACGGCACGAGACCGTTCACGGCAGTGCAGCCCGGAGTGCATCCGGCGGCTGGATCAAACGATGTTTCGTTGACAACCACTGGATGGACACGCTCGCGCATCATCGAGTATACTTCCAATGCCGTGCAACGCGGCGGCGACACGATGACAGGCGCACTTCGTCTCAGTGGTCCGCCGACAGACAATCTGCATGCTACGACCAAAGCTTATGTTGATGCGGTGCTTGGTGCAGGCGGTATCGTCAATGCCAACTTGACATTGTCGACAGTCAGTCCAACGCTTGGCCTGCGAACCACGGGTGCAGCGCAGACCCGCGCCATTGTCGGGTTCAATCCGGGCGGAGCTCAACGATGGGCTGTCGTTCCTGGAGATTCCTCCGCTGAAAGTAGCGGCAATGCAGGATCGAACTTTCAAGTGGTTCGCTACAGCGATGCCGGAGCCAGCCTCGATGCGCCACTGACGATCAACCGTGCGACTGGTGCAATGGCCGTCAAGGCGCTGAGCTACACCGGAGGTCTCTCTGGGACTGGCAATCACGATGCGCTGAGCGGCGACATGTGGACCTATCGTGCTGCCAATACCGCGACTGGTATCCTCTGGATGAACGCTGCGAAATCGGCCTATCATCTTTGGGACGGAGCTACTCACCTTTTCGTAGGAGGAGGTCTCTCGACCAACGGCGGCGCGCTGAGCTGCGGAACGCTGAACTGCAACACCCTCTCCACCAACGGATACGGAGCGACGACGTGGGGCCTAACCTCGCACGGTGCGATCACGGTGAACGGGGCGGCCAACATCAACGGCGGCATCAGGATGGTCGGTGCTGGTTCTTGTGATCTCGAACTCTACGACAACGACTGGGGTCCGATGTGGCTGCACCACAACAACGACCTGATCGGATTCCTGTCGAACGGTCGTGGCTGGGTGATGTACACGACCAACGCCGGTCACATCTGGACGCCGCAGTACGGGTGGATACACGACTACGTCACGCAGACCGCCAGCAATTATGCTTGGTCTGCAGCGAACACTCGTTATGAGCAAGTGGTCAGGTCCACGCGATTAGTCTACGCCGGAGAGGGTGTCGGCAACGGAAATGAAAATTTCACGCACGG